TCTAACTCTAACGCCTCGTTGTTTAAATCCTGCAGGTAAGTTTGATAATGTTCCTGCGTCTAATAATTGACGGAGAGCCGCCGTTGCGGTACGGCTCAATCCGCCAATCATATGAATGAGTCCAAAGCCATAAAATCCTAGTCCTGGCAGAAATTTGAAGTGGACGAAATATTGGATCTTATTTTTCTTTAGATCATTGGGCGCATAGTTTCTCCGTATGGAGAGTACTACTCGGCTGCCTTCTTCTACAGTTACTATGTAGGGCAATTTTATTCCTGTTGGTCCGTCAGTTCCTTGGTCTTCAAAACCTTCCAGGTCTAAATTAACGTGACACTCTAACAAAGTGTAAACAGGTTCGTTCTTTCCTGTTTTTTTAGTTCCTTCTAACTCACGTTCTTTTTTAGCTAATTCATTATTTGTATCTGTTCCTGGTGGGGCTAATTCTATATCTTTATAGAATCCAGATACTTGTTGTTTTCTTAATTCGTTTTCAGAAATTTTTAAAGTATGAATAACCGCTTCCGCATCATCTAATGAGGTAGCTGTGTACGGAACGATTAATTCATCGGCTGGTACAAATTTAGATACCGCCCTTCCCATGGTTACGTCATAGTAAACTTTTTTAAACGTTGAACCTGCTAATGGTAAATGAAATAACATAGAGTCAAACTCTGCTTCGTATTCTTTCATTTGATCCATAACTAAATAATTCATAAAATCTTTTACACGAGTTGCTTGTTGTTCTGTTGCTGGATTTTTAACACCAATAACTTGTGTTCTTACTGGTCCGTCTGCTGGTAATAATTCTTTGTATGCTTGTGCTTGAAACTGTGTAAC